AGTTCAGGATATTCATCCCAGAAGCTATTCTCAAAATTGATTCTCATTTCTTATTCTTTCTCGCCTCCAGACAACTATTTGCATGTCTTATATTTCTGATATTAGGTTTAAATTTACCAAAATTATCTATATGGATAGTTTTAAACTTTTCTACATCATATAATTCTTCTGTCTTTTTATCAGGATCGCTTATTGTTTCTACTATCTTTTTAATGAAAAGAGAAAAGACTTCTTCAGCAACCATTATTGGAATGCCGTGAGTTTTTGCTATTTCATTTAATATCTTTTTTTGATCCTGCATCTAAACTAGCTAGGGATTTTAATCTTAACAGCTTCTTCAACGGGCTCTTCTTTCTCTGCTTTTGGTTTAATACTAACCACTTTTTTGTTTGATGCATTCTTTTTGTTTACCAGATTAATCTCTATTCTATATCCTTCTTTATCAGGTTTAAATAACAATTCATTATGGATAATATTTTGACTGTTCATAATAGGCTTTCCTAAAAAGGTCTTCTTCTTAAGTCTTGCTACTACTCCATTGAATTGTTTTTCTTCTATATCTAATAGTTCCCTGGTTTCTTTACGCATATCAGTACTAAGTATAAACTTAGCTCTCTTTTCTGCAGGGAGTGCTTCATACTCATGATTCAGTCTTACTAATTCAGCTAAAACCTCGCGTTCTTGTGGAGTAAGCTCCAGCATGAAGTTTAGAAACGCGAGGATTTGTCTGTAGATTTTGCTGTCATTCGTTGGTAACGATATGATTTTTTTAATCATAAATCTTTAACTTCTTCTTGTAACTCTTTGTCTGTTATTAACATTTTTCCTAAATGAAGCCAGCTCAACATTGCTGTTTGTGTTAAAGAAGATAATACTGCTAAAATAACATTATACTCCATATTTGCAGGATCAATATTATTTGGTCTTGTAAATCTAAATTCTTGAACAGCTTTAGGAGGGTATCCTGCTTCTGACACAATTACTTCAAATTTCCACCCTTTAAAGTCTTTTTCTTCCACAGGATAACTTTCATATTTGAACTGTACTCCCAATGCTAAAGATTGTTCTGACGCACTTAAAAATATTGTGGCTAGTATCTCTTTAGCAATTTTTAGTTTTTGTTTAGTTCCCATTAGTCTATTGTTATTTCTAGTATGAATACTAATTCAGATTTATTATTTATAAAATACTGAACACTTATTTCTGCTTCATGTGTATGTAGATACTCATCAAACTGTTCTCTTATAAGCAGTTCTTTTTCTATTAAAATATCTAACTCTGAGTTCTCATATTTATGTACTACGGGCATCTGCAATAAATACTTGAGGAATTGCTCCTCTCTCACTTATAAGCATCTGTGCTGTCAGTTCACAATTATACTTCTTAAGGACCTCATCTATTTCTTTTCCGCATTGCATCCTTATACCTTCTCTTTTCTCCCCAGCTTCTTTTATTAACTGTTCTGGAGATAGCTCTTCTTTTTTAACCTCAGTAGCCTCTTTTGTTTTTACTTCACTCATTATTTTCTGTTTTTTGTTTATACTTTATTTTCCATTTATCCCCATCTGGATGAGGACATCTCTTTTTCAATAATGCTTTTAAATCCATAAAACATCCACATACTTTGCATTGTCTTGTTTTTGGTTTCCATTGATCGCATTGCTTACAAATTTCTTTTTTCTCTTTTGGTTTTAACCTTGGTCTTTTTATCACGTGCTAAAGATATTCATATTTAACATATATTTACCTCGTGATTCTGTTGTCAATATTAATCTTCTCTTTTTTAGAGAAGCTATGTGTTTATCTAATGTTACTGGCGCTATCCCTAACTTCCCCATTATATACTGTTTATTTTCCTTATCTGCGTACCAGGTATTTCTTTCCATATCTGTTTGATTCAAGATATAATACAGTACATGAAAAGTGGCGTCTTTAGACTTAAGAAGAACACTTTCTTTTGTATCTAAATAAACTGTTATCATTTTTCTTTTTCTTCTCTTCCAATTATAATACATTGCAAATATACAAAGTTTATAGTACAAATATCAAAAAAAATATAATACTATACAAATTTTATAGTATGAATATACATATTTAATAGCAGAGTGTAAAAGTAAGTAAAGTTCTTGCATATGTCAAATATTTTCACTATGTAAGCTTACTGTTACGTTTATGATAGTAGTAATCATACTAAACATAACAGTTGGACTATTACGTATGTAACAGTAGTAGCCAACCGTTTGTAACAGTCCATTTTGGGTTAAGTCCTTTAGTATCAGGACTCTAGGTTATAAAAGTAATGTGAAAAACTCTTATATAGGTATTACCTATAGGTAAGAAACTATCTCTTTTAACTATCATACTTCTTTAATTTACAGAATATTCTATTTAAATAAGCTATCTCTTTTAACTTCTTAATATAGTTCTTATAAATATTGATCCTATCCTTTTTATTATTTTTCATCCAGGTCTTTCTATTTAAATTACAAAATTTCTAAAAAACATCCCCCCTATTATATTTTTTTTGTTGTGGATGTAGAGATGGTTACCAACACCATCAACGACCCTCGCTAAAGCTTGGCGGGGGAACTAGTCCCCTGCATTCATTAAATCAAAACTTCAAAATTATGGCACTTTTATCAGACATCAAAGCACAGCACGGAATCGTTACTCTAGACTTCTTCGCATCTACTAACGAGAGCGGACGTAACGTAGCATCAGACGACGCAACAGGCATCATCTTCATCACTACAGTAGACTTTGACCCTGAGCTTACCGCTCACGCTTACTTGGCTACAGACGGAGACGATTTCAGCGTGGACGCTGACGAGGTAATCTACTGGGTTACTAACAAGGCAGGGACTGCTAAGTTCTCACTCTAGGAGTGAGGCTTAGGGCCTCGGCCCTTGTCGCGTGTTACGTGCATACTCCAAACGTGTGTCGCGTGCATACTCTATTCGTATTAATTGTTTAACCAGAGTCCTATTAGGACTCATAACACTGTGAAGTTATGGATTACATCATTCATAATGGAGTGCGGACACCACGCTCGTGGACCGTAAATCCTAACGCATAGACTTTATGCGTGGCTCAAAGGCTAATTGTTGTGTAACTTTCTTCTGTTACAAACCGTTAGCAACGCTAATCAGCAGTTCTAAGAGGACGTTGATTAGCAAGGCTTATAATTAATTATAGCTTAAACTTATAAAGGTAGTAGTAATACTACAAGTCCCAGGACGCGTGGTCACAATCAGTTAGGACGTGAACCCACATAACCCCTCGAAAACAAAGGTCTCTTATTTAGTATACTGAATAAGACGGAGGTAAAGAAAAGATTGTAACTATAGGTTATAAGGACGGAATCACCAAATGCGTGAAATGCTTTATAACTGAATACATTATGGAATCATAATGACCCACTTCACTAAAAGTTGTGGGATTAAACTTGAGGAGTTAACAGTCCTGGAACAATGCCTGTAACATCTATTAGTAGGTGCCTGCATTAACTGTAATCCTACATCAGCTCGCTACTGATGTAGGTAACTTTATATTAATCATTTAATACTTAGAACATATGGAATATCATTTATTATGGGAAATCCCAGCAGCAATACTAATGCTTGTTGGTACATACTACTGTGCTATGCATTCAGATGGTGGTAGTATAGTAGAAGAATAAAAACATTAAATTAGAGGAACAATACAGAGATGTTTACATCTTGTGGTTCTATTACAGGATGCATACTGTTTTAGATTAAAATGGAAAGCCTAAGTGCTAAGCCTGAGTTCCTCTTTAAATTAGAGAAATGAGTCAAGCAATACCACTGATTATTCTGAAATAGTATCAGCTGTCATAGACAGATAAGCACTCTAATTAAATCTAGAAAGGCTGTACACGTGCTTGACACAAAGTAGTATCTTATGAGGATACTGCAACAGCGTATTCCTGAGTATGAAGACAAACTGCTCAGTTTATAAGGCAATGCAGCATTCAGGCAATAATCTGAGTGAACTGATAGGAATCTGCCAACAGATAATGAGTTCGAATCTCATCTTTGCCTCTAATATTAAATCTTATGAAAAAACTTCAAACTATTCAGGTATCTATGAAAGAGATATATGATGCGATGAAACCTAGTGTACATCGTAATAAAAAGAAATACACTAGAAAGTATAAACATAAAAAAACTTCAAAATTATGCTAACTAAAAGACGTATTTATACCGAAAAAATGCCTGCAATAGCTGTAGGTATTGGTACTAATCATTTCCGATATGGAAATGGTAAAATAAAGAGAGAATACATCATACTTATTCCTTTTTTAAGTATCCACATTGAAACTATTAAAATACCTGCTGAGAAAGAGAGATTAAAAAATAAACAACAAGAAGCAGTTAGAAATAAAAATTATGATGAAGCTGCTCTAATAAGAGATGAAATGAAAAGAAAGGGAATGTTGTCATGAAAAAGTCCAAAAAAAACTTCATATTGTTAACACTAGGTATAGCAATAGTAGCAACATTTGCTCTAGAGTTCATAGATTATTTAATAGGACCTGTTGCACTGTTCTTTGGAGCAGTTATATCAGTAGTCTTAGGATTTATTTATGTAGTTTATATGCAAATAAGAGCTGTACAACAAAAGAAATTAGCAGACAAATTAGAGGATCTACGATTAAATCCTCATAAAAAGAATAAGTATAAAAAGAAAGTAAAAGCTTACAACGGAATCCTAATGAGATTCTTTGTTTAACTCGCCAACCAGATAGCGGTATAAAGCTATCATTTCTGTCGAAAAGAGCTTGATGAAGTATAGTAGTCAAGCTCTTTTATTTATTACTTATAGCTTAATATTATAAATCTTAAAAACTTCAATATCATGGATGGAAATCAAAATGATAGCTTGGAAAATAGCTATTACGAGCTTATGAAGGCTTATGAAACTGCTAGTATGATAATGACTTTTGCATATATCTACGGCAGAAATCCTGTGGACAGAATAGAGCTTAGTTGTTTTATTACTAACACTAAAAATACTTTTGAGGTTGTTATAGGAACTCTTAATAACCCAATACTTTGTAATATAAATTAAATCTTAAAAACTTCAAAAAATGAAAACAATAATCTTAAAAATCAAAAACAAATGGCCACAAGTAATATGTGGTGCAACATTTTCAGTATGGTTCGTATTAATGGTAACTATAATATTAATTCATACTAGTTGTTCTTCTTATAAAGGACAATCATCAACTAGAATGTTACCTATGGTTATGAGTGAGAACATTGCTGAACAAATGGAACAGGAGACTGTTAAATTAGTAGAAGTAGAATGTGTAGAGGCAAGAGAACTTAACAGTAATTATTTAACTAAAAACTTCATGAATCTTAATGAGGCTATAAATACTACTGAAGATATGTATGAGTATATGGTATACGATATCGAAAATGGAGCAGTTGATCCTGAAATAGGAGAAACATATCTTCATAATTTAACTCTTGTTAGAGATATGTTGTGGGATGTAATGTATGAGGATTATCTTATACATGAGTCTACACCTCCAAATGAAGTTAGAGAATGAGAAAGCTTCTAAATAAACTCAGGACAAAAGGTTGGTATTGGGATATAATGTTATTCCTATGGGTAAGTATGTTATTTATACTATTTATGTATATATGTGCACCTAATATTAACGCACAGAACAATAACTATTATGAATATAAGCATATACATGTTCTACCAGGAGTTGTAGGCTTAGGCGCAATGCCTGTTGCTTTAGCGACAGTCTCTTTAAGAGATTATCAATGGAAGAATGTGTATGGAGCACGTGAACCTTATATGAATGACTATAAATTGTCTTCATATAATCAATTACAAAGAAGTAATAGTCAAATATTACTTACAGGATTAATTGTAACAGGTGTGGGAGTAGGTATACAATTGCTTATTAATCATAAATTTAGAAATAAGAAATATCATAAAAGCTACTCATGTACGCATTTTTAAAGAAGCTAACAGCCTGTCTTACATCGTCTGACAGGTTGTAGCATATATCTTTTTAAGTGTCTCATATTCAAATTTAATAAATATATATATATATCATGAGAAAGTTTTATAAAAGAAAATTAAAAGGAGGTATACCTGTTGGTAAATCTCCTTCTAATCCTATTAAGGAAATTAAGAAATGTCCTAATTGGCTAACAGAAGCTAATTATTGGATAGAAAGAGGACAACTACTTCAAGCTGTTAAAGCAGTAAAAGAGGGAACAGAACTTCCTCTTCGAATATGTAAAGACATTGTAGATGCGGGTATGGGTGTAAATTTAAAATTTAACTTTGATACAGCATTAAAAAAATATAATGATTTGCAAGAATCTTTTAATAATACGTATCTTTAAACATATTGGTCAGCCTTCGTGACCATAAGGATAAACCAGCAATGGTATAAAGCGATGAGTTCTTGGAAAACTCTTGCGATGTAGTTTACTGCATTTCACTGAAAGGTATTACAATATCTATATGTTGGCAGGTAAAATCCTCTTGAGGTGACCTAGATGTATAGACGGCTTGTACAGGACAAGTTGTTGAGCTAGAAATAGCAATAAGAATTGTAATAAGTTATGGTAGTACTGACCACCAATCAGGAAGCTGTAATTAGAACTTAGTTAGATGCTAGTAGAAATACTGTGTCAATACGGTTAAGAACAATGAGTAAAGCAGTGGTGCTTGAAAGTAGGTAGGAGTAATAGCCTAAACTTCTCAAAAGGAAGCATGGTTATATAAACTCTATGTGCCTTCTATCAAATCCCTGAATCCTATTAAGCCGTTAAGTCGGTATGCTAAAAACAAGATAAAAAAGCAAATAGAAAGCAAAATAACATGGAGACTATCAAGTTACCGTTAAGTCGGTTAACAATGTTCTTATTCTACTGTAATATGTAGACACAGATAAAGCTCGCAAGGCCTAATGTGAATGGATTGAGTATTGTCTAAGTAACAGATTGCCGTCTGTTTATCCCGCAAGGAGCTTGGCAAGAAAATGAATTTATGTCCTTGATAGTAATAGTGGCGAGCACTTGAACTCGTGAATATGTCAGTTACATGCAGTAATGTATGTGTGGGTTGGTACTAGAAATGGTAAATAATGCTGATGGAAAAGGTCAAACTCTCATCCTTATGTTAAATCTTAAAAAATCTTAGAAATTATGAGTAAAAAGAAAAAACAACCAGTAGAAAAAGCCATAGATGATTTTGTAGAAGGTCATAATAAAGAAATAGATGATATAGCAGATTCTTTAAAAGATGTACATATCCTTTTAGGTAGAATGCTTGGAAAAAAAAGTCCTTATGAAAAAGAAAGAGAATAAAGAAACTAATAAAGAAAAGATAGAAAGACTTGAGAAGTATTATGAGGATACTCAGAAGGATTATAGAAAATCATGGGATATCTCACAAATGCATCGTAAAGAATTGCATCTAACAAAGAAGAAATTAGCTTATGTTAGAAAACAAGTTGTGAACAAAGAAGAAACTATTCAATGGCTCTGGGAAAAAATCAGAGAGTTTGAAAAGAGAGAGTCAGTGAAATATGGCTTTAACAATAGTGTAAATGTAGCAAGAACTGAAGATAATATTTGATCTTTGGTTAAGAAAGCTAGGTTGAGCGGAACTGTTGAAAACCTCACCCTCAAAAGCATATCGAGAGGTGTTAAGAAGCATTAGATTCTATAAACGGATAATATGACAATGCTCGGTCAGACGGCTGTAGAAGCACCAACTACTATTTTTATGGGGATTGTTAGTTCAGTCCCCATTTTTATTAATTTAAAACTTCAAAAATGAATCAAATACAATTAAGAGACCAGATACACTGGTGGACTAGAAATAATGAAGGTTCGTTTAATATGGACTTATATTTTAGAATATGTATAATTAAATCAAAATTATGAAAAACTTAATCTTAATTATATCTATACTTCTATCAACTATTATAACTGGTCAGACATTTTCGGATGAATTATCAGACGCAGGTATCCTAATATCAAAGGATTATGTGGTTTATGATGGGTCATATAGAAGAATAGATTATCCTAACGGGGATGTACCACCTCACATAGGAGTATGTACTGATGTTATCATTAGAGCATATCGAAAAGTTGGTATAGATTTACAAAAGGAATTACATGAAGATATTGTCAAGAATCTTAGTAAATATAAGAGGGTGGATAAGCCTGATCCTAATATTGACCATAGGAGAGTTCCTAATTTAGCTACATTTTTTAAAAGACACGGAAAAGTATTACCTATTACTGATAATCCTGATGATTATAAACCAGGAGATATAATATGGTGGAATTTAGCTAATAACGGTAGTCTTAACCATATAGGAATGGTTGTAGATAAGAAATCTCTTGATGGTAAAAGATATTTAGTAGTCCATAACATAGGAGGAGGTCAAAATATTGATGACTTCTTGTTTGGAGCTAAGATTATAGGACATTATTCATATAATAAAAAATAAAACTATGAAGCAGAGACAAAGACGAGCCTTGGAAAGATTACAGGCTCAACTTGAGAGTGGAGTGAAGACAAAGTCTGGAACCACTAGTAAAAAAACTAAATTGACTAGTAAGGACGAAAAGCGAATCTCAAAAGAAATCGCTATATTAGAGTCTAAATTAAAGATTACTTAGTCATGGAAGGTCACTTCACAGAAGCAGATGTAGATTACTATTTGCTTTCAGATTCTATGGGATTCGTTAGGGATAATGAGACAGCAATGGAAATGCTTTTTGCTATAAAAATGTATGAATCAAGATACCCTAGCTACTATAGAACTACGTTGTTACGTGAGAAATTTTTGCAAAAACTAGATAGACTTGAAAGGCTAGATTTTGCTAGTAATAATAATTAAAACTTCAATTATGAAAACAGTAATTTTTTTATTTTGTATTTTAGCATTTAATATTAATGCTCAACAGTTAGATTATAACTTGATCATTTATCATTCTAGTAATGAAGAAGCTTCAGATATGGATGAAGATGCAAATGGTTGGGTAAGACCAGGTTTAATGTTATATAAAGGTGATACAGTGAAAGCTATTTGTAGGTCAGCAATGAATGATGAAGAGAATCATTGCTATAGAATAGTTGATACTGAATCATTAAGTCATTGGAAAGGAAGAGAGGGACATGATTGGACAGTATACCATTGTATATCAACCGATTGTGAAGTTAAATTTGCATATAATAATGAGAATAATGACGCTTATTATATGACCTGGAAAGAACCAGAGAGTCCTGGAGGACCTTGGATAACTAAACAAGCTATCTTTATTAACACAGATAAATTTGATGAGTTAATAAACAATAAATTATCTAAATCAATAAATTAAAATATGCCCTTAGTAGATGTTACTTCATATATTGTTAGACTTCAGAATGCTAATGATTGGGAAAGAGATTTAAATGAATTTCTTATAAAGTATAAAACAGTAGAAGTAGTGTCTGCTACACCTGGGGTATGTGATAATGACTGCGATGACCCTCTTGATAAAGAGAGAGTTACTCTTATAGTTAAAGTAGTAGAAGAAGTAGATATTCCTACTCCTTATTATGATTTAACTCCTTGTGGAGGTGGTGTTACTATTAAGACGGATACAGATTTAAATTTTTCAGCTAATCCAGAAACAGTGGGTCATACAGTTGCAGATGTTGGAGGTACTTGTTATGAAGTAGTATATTCAGAAGATGGTACTGGAGCAGCTCCTGTAGTTGTTATTAACTCTTATGGACCAGGAGACACTCCAACAAGTACAACGGCTTGTGATTGTTGTATATATAAAGACAATACTTTTATAACAAGGTGCCAAGAACCTTTTGATACTTTATCAACTGATACTAATCTTTCATTAGTGCCTGCCGTTGAAGGTCAGGTAGTTATGGATAATACAGGAGTATGTTGGGAAGTAGGTAAGCCTTCTTGTGCAGTATCTACAATAACTTTGACTATTCATAGTGGACCATGGTCAACTTGTAGTATATGTAATGCTTCCCCCGTTCCATAATAAATAGGCTCATATGAGCCCTCAACATGCCTTCACTATTATAGTGTAAATATTGCGAGAGACGACTAGGCACTCTCGCATTTTTCAAATTCTTATAGGAACCAGAGTTGAATGCTCTTACTCTGGTGTTAGATTTCTACCTCATTCCTTTACCTCGAGTAAAACAATGCGACATTAGACTTGTTGTGTATTGCAATGAAATAAATCTGTCCTGTTTTAAGAGCAATTATATCACAATCAATAATCATTTAAAAAATAACAAAAATGAAAACAATTGAAAATTTAGAACAAGGCGAGATGCTATTAGTATCTGCTAGAAAAGTAAACGGTGGAAAAGTTCAGTTAACTTTTGCACAAAAGATCAAAAACCCTAACGTTAGACCACAGTCTATTGTAGGGGTGTTAAATGCATCAGATGATAGATTTAGTCAATCAGGTGGTCCAAGATATGCTTGGATAGCTGTTGAGCCTAAAGATGCTTCTGAAGCGTTAGGTCTTGATTTCTCTTCTTTAAAAGAAATAGGAGACGAAATGGAAATCAATAAGTTAAATCCTACTCTTAATGGAGAATCGTTAAGCATTCAGATTACTGAAACAACTAACGGTACTGATTATGAAGTAGCTAACTACGAAGACCGTGCTAAGAAAGCAGGTCCTCAAGGTGACTTCATACTGACTGACAAAGGAGAGTACATTTATGTACACTCTACTGTTGTTCCAGGTGAAGCTGATCACTTCTTTTACACTAATACTGTAAGAAGTTCTCAGTATGCTTCTTCTCAATCAGCTAGCGAAGACGCTATTGCTGATGCTTTAGAAGGATAATATCTAGAGATAACTCAAGAAATAAGAGGACGCTATATGTGTCCTCTTACTTTTTTAAAAAATTTTGCGACACGCGGTATAGTATTGAGGAAAAAGGCAAAAGGAAAAAGGGAACACGTAGATTATATAAATTTATATGTAGATTATGAAAAAAGAAAAAATTAAGGTTTTTCCATCTGTAAAAATGGAAGACATGGGTTTATATATCAAAGTTATAAGAAGAGACTATGAACCTAAAACAGACGAGGAATTGGCACAGCTAATAACTGAAAATTTTAAAGTAAGTTGTAAATTAGTAGACATTCAGCACTATGAGGGTCTATGTATGTCTCAAATAGAAGATTATGAAAGGGCTTCTAGAGAGGTAGAATATAATATTAATCCTTTTGAAAAATATAAATAGAAATTATGGGTAAAAAAATTAAAAAAGGAAAAAAACTAGATAGTGGCTTTACAGTTACTAATGATCCTATCGATATTGCTGCACTGGGTCCATTTAAAAATTCAGGAAGTAGGAAAACAAGATTGCTTAAAGTACTATCAGTACCTGTTGCATTAGTAATAGTAATACCTGTAGTAATCTTACAATCATGTATATGGATATGTAAAGGAAATAGAACTCCTGGAGATGTTATACAAAGTTATATTAATTGGTTATGATATATTTAGTGACTAACCAACGTAGTGCTTTTACTCCTTTTGGATATTCTTTAGCAACCATTCAGGAATCTATAGACTATCTGAGTAAATTAGATGTTGTTGCATTTGATACTGAAACTGAGGGATTTGATCCTTATACAAAGAGATTAATATCTGCTCAGTTTGGAGACGAGACTAACCAGTATGTCGTCGACTGTAAGACAGTTTGTATTTGTAAGTATAAAGAATTACTAGAAAGTAAGGAGATTATAATGCATAATGCAAAATTCGATTTACAATTTTTATACCATCAAGAGATTGTGCCCACTAAAGTATATGATACTTTTCTAGTAGAGAGAATATTATATACAGGAGACCATAGAAGAAGATTAGCTCTGGATGCAGTATGTTATGAGTATTGTAAAAAAGATATGGATAAATCTGTAAGAGGAGTTATTCATAAAGAAGGATTATCTACAAGAGTAATAAAATACGCAGCTGAAGATGTAATGTATCTTCATGAAATTAAGCGTAAACAGGAAATACAGATTGAAAGAAAAGCTCTGGAGAGGACTGTTTCTTTAGATAATAAATATGTTAGAGTTCTGGCATATATAGAGTATAGTGGGTCGTACCTAGATACAGAGATGTGGAAAAAGAAGTGTGAAGAGGACATGGTTAATATGAAATCCATTAAAGATCTTTTGGATGGCCATATTATGGAGAATATGGATAAATATCCTGAATTTATAAACAGACAACTTACGCTTTTTGATGAAGGAGTAAGCTGTAATATAAACTGGAATAGTGAGAAACAGGTAGTTCCTTTTATGAAAAAGATAGGAGTTAAGACTCAGATAAAGGATAGAAATACTGGTTTATTCAAAGATTCTGTAGATAAAAAGGTTTTAGGATCTCAGAAAGATAAGTTTGAAATAGTAAAGATATATCTTAAATACAAGGAATATCAGAAAGAGGTGAGTACTTATGGGGAAAATTGGTTTAGTTATATAAATCCTATTACTCAACGTATTCACACTAACTATAGACAAATAATGAATACAGGTAGATTGTCTTCTGGTCAAAAGGGAAATAAAAAGAAAGGGATACCTCAAAAGCCTAATATGCAAAATGTTCCTGCTGATGATAGAACAAGAAGTTGTTTTACAGCTCAGGAGGAGGATAGAACTCTTATTGTGGCAGATTATAGTGGCCAAGAACAAATTGTTCTAGCTAATAAGTCTAAAGATAAGGATTTGCTTAATTTTTATAATAAAGGTCTTGGAGATATGCATTCATTTGTAGCATCTAAGATATTTCCTGAATTAGCTGATCTTCCTTTAGATAAAATTAAGTCTGATCATAAGGGTAAAAGACAAATTGCTAAAGGGGCTGGTTTTGCCATTAATTATGGCGGAACGGGCATTACCATAGCCCAGAACCTGTTATTGCCTCTAAGCAAAGGAGAAGAGGTATATAAAGCATATTTTAAAGCGTTTCCTGGATTGGAACAATACTTTAGAAGAGAAAAAGCTAAAGCGCTTACTTATGGATATGTAGAATTTAATGAAATGACTAAAAGGAAATGCTTTATTCCTTTTTTTGAAGAATACAAGAAACTAGAATCATCTATAAATGCTAATGGTTTCTGGATAAAGTATAATAAAGAAAAAAAAATAGGTAGTAAATTATTTCACGAGGAATTAAAGCCTTTAGTTCGAGAATATTCTACGAAGAAGGGAGAGATAGAAAGGATATCTTTAAATTATCCTATTCAAGGCTCTTCTGCTGATATAACTAAACTTGCTGGAATATATATGTTTAGGTACTTAATAGAAAATGATTTGTTATTTGAGGTATTTATGCCTAATGTAGTTCATGATGAGCTGCATTTAGAGTGTGATACGGATATAGCGAAGGAATTATCTCAAGTCCTTAAAAAATGTATGGAAAAAGCAGGTGATAGATTCTGTAAAATTATTAAATTGAGGGCTGAACCGTGCATAACAAATGTATGGGCACATTAATCCCCTTTATTTTAAAAATTATGAAATATATTACAGTATCTGTGTGTCTATTGCTAATAAGTTGTAGACCACGCTATGAGGTTATTCAGCCTGTTCAAGAGAATGTTTATCATTTACAAGGAGTAAGGAATAAAGAAGTACTTATAATCCTAAGTGATATCAAACTAGAGCCTGGAGAAATAATTAGACCTAAAAAAGAAGATTTATATATTAACAAAAAAAATATAGAAAAATGATATGTAGATCATAAATTAAAAAAAATGAGTAGATACACCAAACGATTAGAAAGCGGAAAAGAGGTGGCATATGGTTTTGACCATGTTCTCGGATACTTTTTTCAAGTATTCGATACACCAGATGATAATGAGGAAGATATTCTATTAGTTGATGAGTGTTCAACACTTACTAAAATGAGTAATGGAAAAATGATACACTTAATGGATATACACAAACTTCCAGAAAGCCATATAGAAATGGTAGCTATGGATTTACCAATTGAATAAAAATAGAATATGGATAGAACAGCAAGACAATTAGACGGATTAAGAAAGTGGAAAGCAAATGACTACGAAGGCATTGCTCAATATCCCACTGGTTTTGGCAAAACTTATACAGCTATTCTTGCAATTAGAGGAATGATTAAAAAGGACAATATACAATCTGTTCTTGTAGTTGTTCCCACTATTGAACTAAAAAAACAATGGGAGAATGAGCTTATAAAAAATAAAATAAGAATAGGTAGAGTATTAGTAATTAATACTGCAATTAAATACGATCATAAAGTAGATTTTCTTATATTAGATGAAATTCATAGGTATGCTGCTGATACTTTCAGAAAGATTTTTCAGAAAGCAGATTATAAGTATATAATGGGTTTAACTGCAACTCTTGAAAGAGAAGATGGTTTTCATGCTATCATATTAGAATATCTTGATGTAATCGATGAGATTACTGTGAGCGAAGCTTTGGAAAATTCTTGGATTTGTCCTTATAAAGTTTACAATATCGCTGTTGACCTTAGTCCTCAAGATAGACTATTATATACTAAATCAGATAACTCTTTTAAGCATTTTGCAGCTCAATTAGGAAGAGGAGCAGAAGCATTTCGAACTGCTCAAGAATGGATTAAGTCTAATGATAAACAACGTCAAGGGATGGCAGGAGCTTATTATAATGCATTAAGGACTAGAAGAAAAATCTGTCTTAATAATGTTAATAAAGTAAATGCTGTAAAAGAGATTGTTGATTTATTTCCTGGAAGAAATGGTCTTATTTTTAGTGCAACTACGGAGTTTGCGGATATTCTTCAAGAAAAACTTGGAGATATCTCTATGACTTTTCATAGTAAGCTGGGTAAAAAGGAACAGACTGATGTAATAAAGAAATTTAAGGATGGTAGAACTAAAGTTAGATACCTAAGTTCTGTACAAGCTTTAAATGAGGGATTTAATGTTCCTGATTGTTCTGTTGGTATAATCGCAGGCAGTAACTCTACTAAAAGAACTATGATTCAACAATTAGGAAGAATAGTTCGTTTTCAAGAAGGAAAACATGCTATCATTATCAACTTGTTTACTCCTGATACCCAAGAGGTAAAATGGATGAATAAGAGATTATTGGGGATACAACAATCTTTGATTACAAATACAAATCTAGAAGGTTTTATACAAATGTTTAATATTAATCAAGAATGCGTAATAAAATAATAAATTTTATAGAAAAATATGGATTATGGTTATTTTCCATTTGGATGTTAACAATTGTAATACTTTATAAACATTGGAAATCATGAAAATAGATATTGATGTTAATAAACTGATTAGGAATGGTATAACTCCTGATCAGTTTGTTTTGTTAAGCTTGTGTTATTATAACCAGCATGACAGAATAAAAAAACTATTTGGTATTCAAGAAGCTTTGTCTCTTCGTGATAGTTTAGTAGATACAAAATATATACTAAGCAAAAAGAAAACAAGATTTAAAGATACCATTGTCAGTAAAGCTAATGTTAGTAAACTTATAGGAGTACGTTCTGATAAAATTAACTTTTGGGAATTTTATATTGCTTATCCTATGAAACATGGTAACCGCATCCTTAGAGCTGCGAGTCCTGATAGTCAATTAGCTTTAAAACATGAGAAGAAATACCTCATCAGAATTAAAACTAAAAAGTATCATGATAAGGTAGTGCAAGCTACTGAAGCTTTTGTGGCTAAACAGAGACTAGCTGGTAAGCTACAATATCTTCCTGCTATGGAAACAGTTCTTAATAACTCTCTATGGGAGCAATGGGAAGAATTTGTTGAAACAGTTGGTGAAGAAGGTGCAAATTGGAATACAACAACTATTTAATAATAATTTAAAAATAAAACTATGGCACAACTAGAAGAAGAAGCTGTATTAATGAAAGAAATAATACAAGAACACGGAAAATTAACTGGGAATATGTTAGAAGATATGGAAATTAGAGAAAAAATCCATAAATTAGAAATGGAGATGAAAGGAGTAAAACCTCTAAATTCTTTTAACGATCCTAATATAGAATGTATTGGTTGTGGATCTTGAAAAGCTCCCCTTAGACATGGCTGCCCAATCCCCCGAAAACCTCTTTGAAGAGGAAGATTACAAACTATTTAAAGAAGCTTATAAAAAAGCTTTACTGACTAACCAAGAATCTTTTAGTTTTAAAGGAAGCTTTTATATGACAAAGTTTGCTAAAGAATTACTAATTCATAATAATTTAAAAAATGGGAAAAATGAAAAGAGCAATGATGGAAATCCGAGATAGAGGATGGCCTGTAAATGATGAGTCTTTAAAAAGTCTTATAAAAGAAAAAGAAAGAGATAAAATGAATCATTTTATATGTGAAGAATGTAAAACTAAGTATCAATCTAAACAAGAAGAACCGCCTCCTGGTATTAATTGGAATGATGGACATACTTGTAAACCAGTTCCAGTATGAATAAAATTAAGGTTTGGGAGAATCTTAAAGAGGAAATAAATAGAGGACAAAAAGGATATAATGTAGGTTTAACAATGGGATTTGAGAGACTCAGTACTCACATCTGCAATATTCAACAAGGAAGATACGATACAATAGGAGGAGCTACAGGTACAGGTAAAACTGCATTTGTAGATTCTGCTTATGTATTTCATCCTTATGATTATATAAGGACTATTGGTTCTTTTTATAAACTCGAAATTATTTATTATTCTCTTGAGATAGAGCCCACAGTTAAGTTAGCAAAGTTTGTTGCTAGGAAAGTATGGGAGGACCATGGGATACTTACTAATATAAATGAGATATATAGTAAGGGTAAATATAAAATACCTAAAAAAGTTGTAGATCTTTTAGATTCTTATGAAGATTATTTTGATGAGATGCAAGAGAAGACTTTATTTTTTAGAAGTAGCTGTAGTCCTAATTACTTATATAAGGATCTTATGGGCTATGCAGAAAAACGAGGTAAGTTTATCAGAAATAGTGATGGTATAGTTGTAGGATATACTCCTAATAATTCACATCTTATTACTTTAGTTGTTATTGACCATATAGGTTTAATAGATGGAAATAAAGAAGACCAGGGTAATAAAAAGAAAATGATAGATAGAGCTTCTAAAATACTTGTTTATTTTAGAAATATGTGTAAGTTCTCTCCTGTAGTAGTATCACAGTTTAATAGAGGTATTGACGGAATGGACCGTAAGGAAAATGATTCTCAGGAACCTCAACTATCTGATTTTAAAGATACTGGTGCTACTCAAGAAGATGCAAATACTGTGATGGCATTGTTCCATCCATTTAAATATGGTATGGAGAGACATCGTGGTTATCCTATTATAAGACTGCAAAGAAACTATAGATCTAACCATATACTCAAAAATAGAGATGGTATGGCTGATTTAGTAGTAGGCATGCATTTTTTAGGAGAAGTAGGTAAATTTAAAGAATTGCCTCCTGCTAAACAACTATTAGAAAATCCTTCTTTAATAAATAAAATACTAGCGTATGGTCAAGGAAATAAATGATTGGGTAAAAAATAAATTATCTAATTACCCAAAGCTCAGAGATTCTAATGAACGGTTATATTATAACTATTTGATGGATTCTGGATATGACACTGGAAAGAGTATTAAGCAATTTTTAAGAGACATGGAACAAAGGAGAATACCTTATCTAGATTCTTTTGGAAGAGCTAGTAGAAAAGTACAAGAAGATTATCCACTTTTGAGAGGCAGATTATGGGGAAAAAGAAAGAAACGAGCTACTAAAATAAAGCAAGAAATAAAGACTATGTAAGTTGTTAAATTCATTAGGATTTAGTATCTTTATATAGAGGTTAAACATTTAAAAATCAACAATTTATGGCACAACTATGTTTCCTGGCTGGAAAGTCAGGTATGGGGAAATCTACCTCTGGTAGAAACTTAAATTCAGAAGAAACGCTCTGGATAAATACAGATCAAAAAGCGTTACCATTTAAAAAGTTTAGAGAGAAGTATAATGAGAAGAAAGGGAACTATATAAAGAGTTCTGATATGCCTTCTATTATGGCTACTCTGAAAGAAGCACACAAAAATTCCAAGATAAAAATTATCGTTCTTGATACATGGACAAGATGTATGACTGATGCTATAATGCATCCTAATTTTAGAGCCGCTAAAGGTTTTGAAAAGTGGGGTAAATTTTCAGCTTCACAATATGACTTGATAAATACTATCAATGAAAAACTACGAGACGATATTATTGTCTATGTACTTTGTCATCCAGAAACTCATTATAATGAGGATGGGTTTGCAAGAGAAAGGATTAGTGTCCAAGGAAAACAGCTAGAGAAATTTTGTCCTGAAAGCTTCAGCTCTATAGTGCTATATGCAGATATAGACAAAGCACCAGGAAAACCTAATAGACACATCTTTAGAACTGTGAACTCAGGAACTGATACTTGCAAGACTCCTATGGAGATGTTTGATGAAGAAATAATAGATAATGATTTAACTATTGTAGATACAACGATAAGAGATTATTACGGGATTTAATTATAAACCAAACCATAAAAAATAAATAAGTATGGAAGATGTAAAATGGGGTGTACCGTCCCAGGCGAAAGCCAAAAAGGTTGAAAAATACGACACTCCTGTCGTAACTATGGCTGCTTTAAATAAAAAAGGAGCTAATAGAAAACTAAGTTTTAATAAAGCTGCTCGAGAGGCTCTTAACTTAGTAGGGGGTGAAACCAATATAGCTTTTGGTTTTAATGGAGAGAATAGTATTTGTATTTCGACTTTTAAAAAGCCTGATGCTTATACTTTTGTTATTAACAAAGGATTTGGTCTGAGAGACAAAAGAACTTTTGAATATATTGCAAAAATTCTAGAGTTGGATTCTAAATTAGAAAATGAGCTTCATTTTCATAAGGAAGAATCTGAAGGTCAAGTTTATCTTAATTATGTTTCTTATACAAACGCAGACACTAACTATGTTGTTGTTGAAGAACTAGATGAAGATGTAACATTGGCTCCTGTTAAAAAAAAAGAAAAAGCTAAAGAGTTAACTGAGGACTTAGAATCTCAGTGGTAATATTAATATTAATTTTTAAAAATTTAATCAATGGCAATTAATTTAAATGATAGCTCATTTGATAGTTCAAATGTGGCAATTTTCAATAACGGTACGGCAGGTATCGTTGATCACGTAACTTTATCTATTACCAAAAAAGGTAAAGATGATAAAGAAAATGCTCCCGACTTTAAGATAGTTTTTACTGATAAAGCTGGGGCTTATACTAATATGGCTTTCTGGTATGTTACAGCAGATAGTCAATATGCAACTAAGGCAGAACAGACCCAAAAGCAAGGTAAGGTGCTTAAGCATCTTGTACATGCTGTTTATGGAAGTACTTATGAATTTCCTTCTTATGCAGATGCTAAGACTATGTTATCTGGTATAATGAAACTTTTAAATGAAGCTTTGGCACAAGGCGAGGCAGAATTTAGAGTATTTGCTAATTATGGTACTAATAATAGTGTTAAGCAATATATTCAGGTTCGTACATGGGTTCCTTTTATAGAAGAGATGGAAGTACCAGAAGGAGAATCTCGTCTTAAACCAGGCAATTTAGATGCTATGGCACAATTAGTCGAAGATGCTTCTGTAACTAGTAATGGTCAAGAAGCAGTAACAGCGGAAGACGATTGGTAGATTGTTAAATTAAAAGAGGACGTAAATAGATTATGTCCTCTTTTTTTATATTAGATTATGGGAAAAATAGATCTTAACTCTATAATCTATAACGAAAAACTAACAAAAGAAGAAATTAATAAACATATTACACAAGAGGAAATATTCTCTTATTATTTAGGAGATAGTGTTTCTAGTAATAAAAAATTTTGTAGTCCACTTCGTAATGATAATGTTCCGTCTTTTAGTCTGTTTTATCATAGAGATGGAGAAGGTACATTAATGTTTTATGATTTTGCAACTAAGGACTGCGGAGATTATGTGGTATTTGTGTGTAAACTATTCGGTTTAGAATTTAAAGACGCACTTCGAAAGATAGTATTTGATTTTGGATTATCCAATATCAAAATTACTGCTGATAAAAGAAAGCTAAGTACTGTAAAAAGAGTTATTCAGAAAAAGCCTGTTAATATAGGTATTAAAAAAAGAAACTGGAAACAGTTAGACCGTAGTTTCTGGTCTAGATTTGGGATAAAAAAATCTACTTTAATTAAATTTAATGTAGTACCCATTGAATATATATTCTTTAATGGAAATGCAGTAAAAGTCGATAGGCATGGTTATGCTTATTTAGAATATAAAGACAATAGAATTTCTTATAAAATATATCAGCCTTATAATAAGCAGTTTAAATGGATAAACAATGCTAATTATAGTGTGCATCAAGGATATACACAATTGCCTGATAATGGAGACCTTCTAATCATTACTAAATCCTTAAAGGATGTAATGAGTTTGTATGATGTTATAGGAACATCTGCTATCGGTTTACAATCAGAATCTGTAATGATGAAAGGTTCTGTTATGAAGGAGTATAAATCCAGATTTAAAAAGGTAGTATGTTTATTTGATAATGATAAAGCAGGTAAAAGCCTGTCTTTGAGTTTTTCTAGTAAATATAAAGTTCCTTATTTCTTCATGCCTGAAATGGAAGGTGTCACAGATTTCTCTGATTTAGTAAAAATTATAGGTATAGAAAAAGCTAGAGTAAAATTTAATACTTTGATAGAAAATGAAATTAAATAAAGAAAAACAAATAAACTTTGATAGTACCATGACCTTGGAAGGTTATGATGCTAAAATAAGCCAAGATGATTTACATAAATTATGGGATTTATTACAGAATCCTTATAAGAATCCAATTGGTGCTGTCGTAAGAGAATACGTAAGTAATTCTTTCGATGCTCATGCTGAAGCTGACTTCATTAAAAATAATGATATTAGTTCTATTAGAAATGAGTATTCTATCTACAATGATATGCCTGATGAAGATATAATCAAATTGAAAAAGTATCTTAAGATATTTAATAATGACGCAGTTCATGTTAAAATAGCTAAAGATACTGGAGGATGGTTTTGGGCTACTGAAGATTTTGGTGTAGGATTGTCTCCTAGCAGAGTAAAAGATGTATTCTGTAGTTATTTAAAGTCTACTAAAGAAGAAACTGATAATGTTATTGGTGCTTTTGGAATAGGTTCTAAATCTGGTCTAGCTTATACTGATATAGTATATATTAGAACTAGATATAATGGGATAGAATATGGTTACTTTTTGCGTAAAGGAGAGAAACAACCAAGATTAGATAAAGTATCTGAATGTGCTACTACTGAAAGAAATGGTACTCAGATTAAATTATATCTTAAAAGTGAGAGAAATAGATATGATGATCTTGTTTTAGATACCCATAGATTCAAAGAAGAGTGTCAAAAGCAATTAGCATATTTTGATAATGTATATTTTGATGGATGTGGTATTGAAAATGATTATGTTGTCGTTAGAGGAGATAATTGGTTGAAAAATAATATGGCTTCTCCTTATGATGGGATGCATATGTGTCTTGGTAAAGTAGCTTATCCTATTGATTGGGATAATTTAGGTGGCCAAACAAAGATTCCTCTTGATTTAGCTTTAAAATTTGAAATTGGAGAGTTAGATATTATTCAAACAAGAGAGGATGTGAAGTATACTCCTAGAACTAAAAAAGCTATTATTGATAAAATAGAAGCTGTTAGAGAAGAGTTTAATGAGAGATGGGAGAAAGAGAATGATTTAAAAACTGATGATTTATTATATTATATGAAAAATTATGATAATGATCCAGTTCTGAAATATCAAGGAGATATTAAGATAAATTTAGGTTATCTATATCCTGATAGTATGGGTTATAACAGTTCTGATAATTTTAGAAATCATGTTCCCTGGTTTACTTTTACTCCTTTTGAAGAGGAAGGTATTAAGTTACCTCAAGATCCTTTCTTTGATTATAAATGTGAAAAGTTCATTAGTCCAAACGGTCTTAGACAACAAAGCGCAGGTGTTACTTGGTTATTAAAAGATAGTAGGCAGGAAAAAGTCTACTATAGAATAAAAGATAATCATGATTCTAGAAAGAATAAGTATATAAGAAATAAGCTTGAAAGTTCTGATGTATACCTTATCAGAAAGAAGTCTCAATATTTTTATAAACTTTCTAACTATGTAAAGTATTGTGATTTAAAGTGGGACGATAGAGCTAATTGGAGAAGAAAGATAAAGCTTTATCAGGATACTATAATGAAGTCTTTTATAGCTACTACTAAATCTTATGATAGAGTATTAGTAGATAAGCAATGGATAAAGGATCATTATGGGGTTAAGAAAAAACTTGATAGAAGCATAATTGTAGCAAAAAAGCTACTTCAACATTATCAAGCAGGCGAGTCTTATAGTTATCATAGAAGAGAGTTGATTAGAGGAAATTTAGGAAATCTTAAACATGATTTAAAGATAGTTGGAACCCATGAGGAAAGAGATGAGTTAAGAGCCATCTCTTGTTTATATGAGCAACAGACTAAACTTAAAATTCCTAGAAGGGTGTCAGAGGAGAGAGGTAAAGTTCTAACTTATGTAGTAGCTCCTACTAATGTTAAATATTTTAAAAATCTAAATAATGTAGTAACCATGGAAAGTTTTATGAGTGAGCATGATAAAGTGTTCAGAAGAGTAATGACTTGTAAAAGAATAATGACAGATGAGAAGTATAGTAAGTTTTATAAATTTATTGTTAATACTAAATATGATGACTGGTCAAATATTTATCAGAAAATAGCTGATGATTTTGAATACATTAATAATTATATACTAACTAATAATTGTGCTAGAAATCTTAATTGGTCAGGTAATAGGTTTATAGATGATGTCTGTTATCCTCTCGCAGAAGAGAAAGATTGGTTTGATCATGACTTTTTAAAAAGAGTAAATGAGGTTATGGAATATTTTGATGGTTTAGATATGTTATATATTCTGAATTATAAAGAGTTAAGGCGAGAGAGCTTTCCTACTCTAGCTATAGCTAGGTATATACGTGATTATAATAGGTCTAGTCGCAATATAAAGCGATTTAAGAGACTTAACCCTTATTATTATGTAATGTTCAATGAACAAGAATTAGAGTGGCTTAAAGCTAATGAGAAAGAATATGAATTTGTTATGAAGGATAAGCCAAATGTTGAATTAAAAAAAGTAAGTTAAAATGATAGAACATAAAGATTATTTTCAAGAAGTTATAGAACCAGGCGATAAGGTTCTCAGAGCGATGTATTCTGAACTTCAAGTAGAAACAGTAGCAAAATTAACACCAAAAGCTATATTCTTTGAGAGAACAGATCAATGGAGTATAAAACGAGGATTAGGTCCTTTAAGAGTAAGTATAAACAATTGGTGGAGCACTGAAAAAAATATAATTAAATTAAAAAAAGACAGCAATGATTAAAACAACAAGAGTTGGAAACACAGTAGTTTGTTTCTTAGAAAACAAAATGTATCAGAGAAACTTTGATACTGATGAAGAATTAATTAGTGTTTATGAGACAATTATGAATACTAATGAGTATGAACCAGAAGAGATCAAGACGCTTATAGAGCTTCTTACTCCTCCTAAAACTGAGGGAGAGATTAAATTAGAGGAAGAATTTGAAGAGAAGAAAGAGGCGGCAGAGGCTAATGAAGTTCTAATTAATTTTATGGAAAGATTAGAGGCTTTTGAGTTTCCAGATGCTTCTTATGAGGTAAAAGATCAACAACTTTTTATGAAAGGTATAAATGCTCCTATTCCTGAGTTCTTAGGCAGAAAAATTGCTCAATTACACACTTATACAACTATAACTGAAGCAGCAGAAGATGAGAGAACTGCTCTGAAGAATTTCTGGAGATTATGTGCTCTTAATCCGAGTACTCGTTGTAGAGAAGATTTATATGGTTTTCTTTCTAAAAATAAAATGACAATAACTCCTAGTGGATGTTTTATAGCATATAGGAATGTTAATATTAAGAAGGAAGGGAATAAGAAACTCACTGAGTTTATTTCTAAACAATGGGCTCAAGTTAAAAAGTGGAAAAAGTCTCCTAAGAATTATGGAGTATATGTAACTGATAAGACTAAGTATTCTATTATGAAAGTAGATGAGTCTTTTGAAAGTTCTGTTGGTTCTGATTATAAAACTAAGAATATTCCTATAACTCCTGATGGGGTTACTATTCCTGTAAAGACTTATGGTAATCTTTCTGAATCAGAAGATCCTCATTTTGGAGAAGTATATATAGGAAATTTGGCAGATTTATATAATAATTTAAGTAATCAAGATGCTGAAGATACTACTATTTATACTGACGGATGGTCAGGAAAGATGGCAATTACTATAGGAGAGCCTGTTAGTATACCAAGAAATCAATGTGATTCTAATCCTAGTGCTACATGCTCAAGAGGATTGCATGCTGCTAACTCTCAATGGTTAGATGGTGGTTACTTTGGTAGTACTGGTCTTGCTATATTGATTAATCCAATGAATGTAGTAAGTTGTCCTTATGCAGATTCTGGTAAGCTTAGATGTTGTGAGTATATGCCTGTAAGT